AACTCTCGATTCTTGCTGATGTAGATCAACTCAAGAAATCGCTGGCTCAGGCCAATGGAGACGTTGATGACTCTTCTTCAAAGATGGGCGAATTTAGCAAGAAGGCAGGATTGGCTTTCGCGGCTGCTGGCGCTGCTGCTGCTGCTTATGCAGTCACGTTGGCAGTCGATGGAGTCAAGGCGGCGATTGAAGATGAAGCAGCGCAAGTCAAACTAGCCAACGCTCTTCGAAATGCGACGGGTGCAACAGAGGCACAAATCAAGGCCACTGAAAATCAGATTCTGAAGATGTCTTTAGCAACAGGTGTGTCGGACGAAAAATTGAGGCCGGCCTTGCAGCGCATCGCGCTCTCCACTGGAGATTTGAGTAAGGCTCAGGATCTTCTTTCCGTTGCACTTGACGTTTCAACATCAACGGGCAAGCCACTCGAAGCCGTGGCTAATGCAATTGGTAAAGCATACGATGGAAATACTGCTGCACTTGGAAAACTAGGAATTGGATTATCTTCTGCTGAATTGAAAACAATGTCATTCACTGACGTCCAGTCAAAACTCACGGATTTATTCGGTGGCGCAGCTGCGGCAAACGCTGAAACATACGCTGGACGCCTAGAGCGATTGAAAGTCACATTCGATGAAGCAAAAGAGACTATTGGATACAAACTGCTCCCAATTATTCAGCAACTAGTGGAATTCATCGTAAACAAGGTCGTTCCGGCTCTTGGTTCATTCGCGGACTTCTTTAAGCCAATCACTGACGCAATTGAAAAGAACAAAGAAACGTTCATGACGTTCATTGATTTCATTCAGAAATATGTCGTGCCGGTTCTAGTCACAGTGTTGGGCGGAGCCTTCAAGGTTGTCGGCGAAATTGCCGGAGGAATCATTAACGTCATCGGCGCGGTCATTTCTGGACTAAACGCGTTGATCGCTGGAGCGGTTTCTGGAATCAATGCTCTCATTCGTGTCTATAACTCAATTCCATTCTTGCCCAACGTTTCACAGATTTCGGCTCCATCAATTAGCGTCCCAAGCGTGAGCATTCCTAAGAGTCCATCTGCTTCAATATCATTGCCAACAATTTCGGTTCCAACAATCACGACTTCGACTGGCACATCATCTTCTTCCACCTCTTCATCTTCTTCAGGCGTTGCTTCAGCTGCTGCTGGCGCTGCCGGAGTCAGTGCAACATCGTTTCCATTCGGAACTTCTGGCGTTGATACGACAACACTCGCCGGAATTATGAAAGCCTCTGGATCTACAATTAACGTCACAGTCAATGGAGCCATCGATTCCGAGGGTACGGCTCGCACAATTGTGAACACTCTCAATGATTCCTTCTATCGTGGCACTGGCGGAGCCGGCGCACTCCAGGCAATCTGATGACTCAATGGGCGCCAGTCTGGCTCGTAACAATTGAAGGCGTTGAATATACCGACGTCGTTCTAGCCAATCTTTCAATTTCATCGGGGCGCACAAATATCTACACACAGGCTCAAGCCGGCTATTGCACAATCAACCTTATCAATCTCAATCTTGGCGCTATTACTGCCGAGATTAATGACGCAGTGTCAATCCAGGTCAAAGACACTTCCGGCACATTTGTCCCAATCTTCGGAGGAAGCATCGTGGACGTGGCCGTGACAGTTTCACAGACCGGTTCAGTAGCAATCACTCAGGAGATAACAATCACGGCTCTAGGAGCACTTGCAAGGCTTCAAAAGGCCTTAACTGATGGCGTGCTTTCAGTCGATTATGACGGCGACCAGATTTATACAATCCTCCAAGATTTATTGGTCAATAACTGGTCAGAGGTTCCAGCAGCTCTGACTTGGGCAACTTATACGCCGGCCACACAGACTTGGGCTGATGCAGAAAATACAGGGCTTGGCGAGATAGATCGTCCAGGCAATTATGAACTAGCCAATCGCGGATCTAGTCAGACAATCACGTGGAATCTCGTGGCTGACCTTGCAACTTCTGGACTCGGTTATATTTACGAAAATGCTCAAGGGCAGATTTCCTATGCAGATTCGACTCATCGCTCAACCTATTTAGCCACATACGGATATACGGAACTTTCCGCCAATCAGGCGCTAGGCCGCGGAATCAAGATCCAAACAAAAGCAGGAGATATTCGCAACGATGTCTCCATTGTGTGGAAATCTGGAACAGAGACTGCCACTGATGCCGCTTCAATTGCGCTTTATGGCAAACTCGCTCAGCAAATTACAACTTCGCTCAATCACGCAGTCGATGCTCAAGATCAGGCCGACTTCTATTTAACACTGCGAGCGCAACCTCAGCCATTCTTAGAATCAATCACTTTTGCACTGACAAATCCAGAGGTCGATGATTCAGATCGTGACGCTCTTATCAACGTGTTCATGGGTCAGCCAATCTCTCTTTCGGACTTACCGGTCAATATGCAATCGGGAAACTTCTTGGGCTTCGTCGAAGGTTGGCGATTCCAGGCTTCTTACAACGAACTCGCAGTGACGCTTCTTGTATCGCCACTTCCATTCTCACTTCAGGCCATGGAATGGCAAGATGTGAGTGTCTTAGAAAAATTCAATACTCTATCTGGCACACTTGACTACGCAGACGCGTTAGTTGTGAATTAAGGAGAAACGATGGCAAATCCAACAACAAACTTCGGCTGGGTGATGCCGACCAGTACATCTCTGGTCACGAATCTTCCGGCTGATTTCAATACATTCGGTCAGGCCGTTGATACATCGATGGCGCAGCTTAAAGGCGGTACAACTGGTCAGATCTTGTCAAAAACAAGCTCCACAGATATGGCGTTTACATGGATCACAAATGATCAGGGCGACATTACGGGAGTCACTGCATCATCACCATTAACAGGCGGTGGAACAAGCGGCGCAATTACTTTAGGAATTCTTAGCGGAACAACGTCAAATCTTGGCGCGGTGCAACTTTCAGATTCAACTTCAAGCACATCAACATCATTGGCTGCAACTGCGAACTCCGTTAAAACGACTTATGATCTAGCAGCTGCGGCTATTCCAAAATCAACAGTCACAACCGCCGGAGATGTTATATATGCAACAGGATCAAGCGCTGTTACACGTCTTGGAATTGGCACAACTGGCCAAGTTCTGACAGTTGCAGCTGGAGTTCCATCATGGGCGACGCCTGCTGCCGGTGGTTCTAGTTTTTCAGGTTGTCGTGTGACAAATAGTGTTGCTCAAACCACTTCAAATGCAACACGTGTTGCAATTACTTTTGACACAGAAACCATTGACACAGATGGTTTCCATAGCACTTCATCCAATACCAGTCGAATGACAGTTCCAGCTGGTAAAGCCGGTAAATATGAAGTCAATGCTGGAGTAACTTTTGCCACAAACTCTTCAGGTAATCGTGAAACATATATCTTTAAAAATGGTGCAATATATTCATCAGTATTTCAACCTGGAACATCGGTAGGAAGCACATCGGTTCCAATTTCAGATATTTTGGATCTGGCCGTTGGTGACTATGTTGAAATCCGTGTCGAACAGGATTCCGGTACAACTGTCGATGTCCGTGGCAATAACTGGGGCGTCGGATCAACATTCTTTTCATTCGTCTATTTGGGGGCTTAATTATGGAATTTACGAAACCAGAATCGCTCAATGGAGCACAACTAAAATCTGAATTAAAAGCGCAAGGCATAAATGTCGAGGTTATTGATGACAATGGCATCGGCCAAATCTCTTTTGAGGTTCCCAAAACCAAAGAAATCCTTGCTGAGTCAATCGTTACTTCTCATTTTGGTGTCGATAGTGTTCAAACACTTGCGGACAAATTAGCAAGCGTTGGACTTAACATTGATGAATTAAAGGCAGCGTTAGCGTGATTTCGAGCAATGGTTGGAAAGCGTCGAAAGACGCAGCTGAACTCAATATTGTCAGCGTTCCAATTGAAGGAACTAAGATCAAGGTTCGATGTGCAAAAGCCGTTGCGCCATTAATCGCTGCATTTTGCAAAGAGTTCAATGAGCTAATCGAGCCAATTGATGGCGGTGCATTGGACGACTGGGGCTATTGCTTTCGCAATGTACGCGGATCTACAGACAAGCTTTCCAATCACTCATCTGGAACAGCTATTGATCTGAACGCCACAAAGCATCCACTTGGCAAAATTGGGACGTTTCCAGCTGAAAAGGTACCGATGATTCGAGCACTAGCCAAGAAGTACGGCTTAAAATGGGGAGGAGATTACAAAGGCCGAGCTGACGAAATGCACTTTGAAATCGAATTGGGTGAAGCGAAGGTCGCAGCACTCATCGGGAGCCTGAAGTTAGGAGATGAATAATGGATAAGACAAAAGCACTGTTGGCATCTTGGGCTAGAAGTTCAGTTGCCGGAGCGTTGGCTGTTTATATGACTGGCAATACAAATCCGAAGGATCTTTCGATGGGCTTAATTGCTGGCCTTGTTCCGATGCTTGCACGTTGGGCAAATCCAAAAGACGATCTGGGCTTGAAGAAGTGAGCGTCGGCGAATGGACGGCGGTGGGTGGGCTTGTTATTGCGGTGCTTACTGCCGTTTATTCGTCAATGAAATTTCTGGTGAAGTCGATCATGCGAGAACTGAC